GGACTTGTTTGACGAAGATGCAAAGAAAAAGATGCCTGACTTGCTCATTCAAGTTGCCAAGGAAGTAAAGGAACTTGATGCAAAGGGTGCGTTCAAAAAGGACATCAGAGGCCTGTCGTCGGCCCTAACAGTCCTGTCTTCCATGGTTACAGGTGGTATTGGACTTGGAATGATGGCGGTCAATTCTGACCCTAACTCTTATTCGATGAGAGTCGTCAACGGCTTCCATACTGGCAGAGTTTGGATTGGTGCCGACTTCAGCCCCACTGACCCGGATTCATCCCTTCCAGTCGGTCAGATTTACGAACATTTGCAAATGCAGGGCATGAACACTGGTGCGGACTACGCTGCTTGGCACCACCATCTTTCAAAGGAAGGCATCTTTGGCTCTTCAGTGATGGATACAAGATACCACGAAAATGGTAGCCATTGGCTTACTCCGTTCGAAGGTGCAGCCCTTATTGCTGGCGGATTCAGAATGGGCAAGGCTCTTACCATCAGAGGTGCCAGAGGTGTTGGCGTATCTAAGAACTTCCTTGAAAGAATTGGTCTTCAGGAAAGTCTAGACGTTACACTCGAAAGACTGAATACCCTGTCCAGACAAGGCGTTCCGTTTGCCGAAGGAATGGCTGACCTTGAAATCAAGGCAATGATTGACGACATCAAGGCACAAGGAAAGATTAACGGAGAAACAATTGACGATTACGAGGCCATTAAGAGAGCCTACGAAGGCAGGGGCAGAGTTCCTCACAAGCGTGACCCCCTTCGAATGGTTAAGGCTCCGGAAGAGGTTCTTAACAGACTTAGTGGTATTATTTCCCAAAAGGCCGGCATACATCTTGAGATGCGTGACGCAATTCTCCTAGCGGCCAGAGAGGGCAAGAAGGTCGTTTATACCCCGAAGACAATGGAGATAATTAACAGGGGCAGAAAGGCGTTGCAGGAAGCAAATCCCGACGTTGATTGGAATGTTGTTCCTGATAGCGTTATTTACGAAAGAATCAGAAACAACTCGATTCCTCTTACAAAGGGCGTTGAGACTATCAGCCAAAATGAGGCTAGAGCCATGTCCCAAGAGGTCGGCAGAACTTGGAGAAGAGTGGATGCAAAAGACCTTGCAGGATATAAGAGAGGTCAAGCACTGCCAATCCAAGTCAATTGGCTGTATGACAACTTTGCGGTTAACTTCCTTACTGGTTCACTAAAGACCGGCAGCAGATTTGCTAACTGGATTGATGAACTTGAGAAGACTTATGGCAATCCCAGAAGCGGTATGAATGCTATCGGAAAGGTTTCCAGTGCTCCCGGTGTTTCGGCAAGCACACTTCAGGCTAATGGAAATGGACTGTTTAGATTTGCTATGGCTAATGCCATCATTCCTGGTCTTAGATTCATGGGAACGCTTGGTGAAGTTGGCGAGTTCCTTCAAGAGTTTGAAACAATGAACCAGAGAGCACTTGGTCACGATTTCAATTCCACACTTCTTGGTATGCGTAATGTGTATAATCAAGAGATTCGCAAACTGCTTGTTAGACGAGCAGCGATGAAAGGTGGAGACTGGGAGGCCATCAGAAAGAGACTTATCGAGAAGGGCGAAACAGTAGCCCTTGATGAACCGCAACTTATTAGTTCATCGTTTAATGCTGAAAAGGAAGTAATCCAGATTGACTCAAAGATAGCCCTTCTTGAAGAGAAGTCCCTTTGGGCTAAAAACCTTCATGCAATTGGAGCAAATGGCGTTTTCGCTGGTGCGACCAAGTTATTCAGAGACGGAATGGTTTCGTCTTCAAGCAACGAATTGCTACTGGGCGTGACTGACAACTTTGCTGGATTTGGCGGTGGCACTGCCTATGCTGGATTTGGTAGCACAACTAATGCAATTACATCTGGCTGGACTGCTCATTTCGGAAGACAGAAGATTATGCGTGAAAGAACAAATCACGATTTCCACGAACTGAGAAACAGGCTTAATGATATGGGTCACGACCCTGCAGGAGACGTTCAGAGAATGAAACTTCTGAAGGTAATGATGGCTGCTAGGGATAAGGCTGACGTTATTGCACAGACCAAGGGAGAGAAAGCCTCTGAGGTATTCTTTGCCAGAGAGATTGCAACTATCGCAAACCTTTACAGAACTAACGCAGATATTCAGATTACAAATGCTGACGTAAGACAGGGACTTGTTGCACTGATGGAAGGCCTTCAGATGCAAGACCCGGACTTTGTTGAAGAGATGAAGACTCATTATCTCAACACGGCCCACAAGATGGGCATGAAGGGTGAGGCTGCTACTGCATACGCAAAGCAAATGCTTAATGCGGTTACTGAGAGCAACGCTGCCACTGTCAGAAGCGGAACAATCGGTAAGGAAAGAGGACTGCTTGAGGCCAAAAAGCAGAGACTGATTGAAACGGTCGGGGAAGAGTCCAGAACGCTTGTTGCTGGTGCTGAGATTCTAGCCAGAGAAGCGGGTCTTAATGTCGAGCAACTGTTTTCTGATGGATTCCATACTAATGTAACTCAGCCCGAAAACGTAGATACTACCTCATACGGCATCCCGCACAAGGGTAAGGCTCGCCCTGCTCCGTTCGGTGGCACTGATACACCGATGCCGGAAATCATCGGTGGCGTTGATACAAGCGGAATGACTGGCCCTGTCATTGAAAAACTCAAGGCGTTCAGAGTTGAGTTCAAAAGAATCAAAAACATTGAAGTTGAGAACAACAACCAAATCAAATCTATCAATGAACAACTTACCGCACTTGCTGACGAGGCCGGTCAACTTGGAAGAACCAAGCGTGTTGCTCCGTTCAGAGAAGGACAGACCACAATCAACCCGCTTGATAACTCTTCCTTCACATCCCACAAAAATGGTATTACTGTCTGGGAAAAGGACGGAAGAACTACAGTATTCGTAGATGAAGACAAGTTCTCTGTTGCTGATGCAAGAGAGGAAATCGCTCACGCCATCTTCTACACGGAGAACATGAAGGATTCTAGAGCACAACTCAGAAACATGATTCTTGGTGAGATTACTGTCGATGCCAACGGCACAAGACAAGTCAAGGCTCCCCCTGTTATTGCACCTACAATTGAGAAGTCTTTGGCTCTTATGGATAAGTTTGTGGACGCACACGCATCTACGCTTTCCGAGAGCGATGCTGTCTGGTTCAAGGCTACATGGAACAGGGGTAAGAAGAACTTTGAAAGAAATGCTGACGACACCAGACTAATGCAGTCCGTGTTTGTTGAGTTTGCTGGCAGACTGTATCAGGCCAGAATGGAACTTGCTGGACCCCATATTGGAAGAAGCGGACAGCAAGGCTCTTCCGCCGAAGGTTCTATTGAGATGGGAAGCACCCCAATTAGACAAAAGCAAATTTCTGGCGAAGACAGAGAGACTGTTCTTAAGAAGATGACTTCCGGCTCCAGACTGATGAGCAAACTCATCATGGGAGACTTGAGAGTTGAGGACATAGTTAACGACGGCAATCCCATCAATGCTACTGATGTTGACCTTGACGGAAAGCACACCAATGCAAAGTTCGGTGATGGCGGTGGCATCAGGGATGCTGCCCAGTTCATCCTTGCCTTCGGTGCTGGTGGCAAACTTGAGCAGATGTGGAGAGCACTCAGTGAGGAAAGATTGACCATGATGGGATTCATCAAGAGTGGCAACAATTCCAAGGACTACACCAAGTTCTGGGAACACGGCAAGATTCGCCATCCTGTTAGCGGTGAACTTCTGGACATTGACCCCGCCCTTATGGGTTGGGCTGAACAGATGATTGCCCACACAAGAAACAGAGGCAGTTCTCAAGATGTTGATTCGCTTACCGACCTTGAGTCCGTATTCAATGAAAGAGAAGACACTAGCGATGGTGCCAAGCGTAGAAGACTGATGTGGGCACTTGCATCTGGCCGAAAGAAGTTTATCAACCCAGAGACTGGTCAATTCAGAGCGTCTCTTGCCGAAATGATGCACGCTGAATGGCAACCTCTTGGTTCCCTTATTCAAAGAATCATCACGCCCAGAGTCGGAGAAGATGGCGAATGGTCCGGCATGAAGGTCAAGAAGACTGTTGACGGCAAGACTGTTCTTATCGGTGCACCTAACGCTGCCCAGACAAAGCGAATCATTCAACATATCAAGGAGAACTTTGGTCAGTATTCGGAAGGCAATGAAGTCGTTATGAAGAACATTGCCATCTTCCTTGAAGCCATTGCGGATGGAAACTGGAAAGACCCGAACGCCAAGCCTGTCAGTGAGGGCGGTGCTCCGGGTTGGACTCAAGTGTTTATCGCAGAATACTCTGGTGTCTGGCAAGGCAAGGGAGTCGGAACGACCAAGAAGACAAAGGTTGGCGGAACCGCACCCCAGCAGAGAATGCTTGTTCCATTGAGAGTCATTATCAGAGATTCCAATCTTGATGCTATCGGCAAGAAGAAGACCCCGAACGAAGAAAGCGGAGAAATGCCGGGTATGCCCGAAATGTATTTCGAGATGTATGACCCTGTTGCTGGCAATACCGCCAGAGAGAATGCATGGAATGGCAACCTGTTTGATGCTGGCGGTAGCAGATACTGGAGCGAAAATCAGATTCGTAAGATGTTTGGCGATTCCAAGAAGAACCTTAAGGCTGCTTGTGATTTGGTTCTTGAGAACTATCAACAAGGTGGTTCCATTTCCAGAAAGTCCACAGAAAGACCTCCGCAAGAATCCTGGGAAGTGTTGCTTGACTTGGCTGACGGAAATCCTGGCGAAGCAAAGAAGATGGCTTCTATGGTCAATAGAATCCTTGGCTTCCAGCAGACTGACTTCATGGAACTCAATGCTCTTGAGCAACAACTTATCAAGAGTAAAGGCAGGGGTCTGTCCGGCAAGAAGGAACAGAGACTTGAAGACCTTCGTGAGAAGTTTGACGAAGAGAACGCTGACGACAATGGCGTAAGCCCTCTGGAAAAGATTGGCATCAAGGAAAGACAAATGGCTGCGTTTTACGGAGAGCGTCCTAACCTTTACGGACAAAGCCCGATGAGAGACACCCAGTCCCCCATCTCCCTGTTCAGAGCAGACAGATTCACTGGCGAAGCGGTTGCCCACGTCAATGACGCAGGACAGCCCCATAAAGTCAGATGGAATCAATTCACGCAGGGCTGGGGTAATGCAAATTACGCTTCCCAGAACTGGGTGCCGATGGCCCCCAAGCAGTTGGCTGACACTGGCACTGGTTACAACACTGGTCACAGAACTATTGTTGAAGGCATGACCCACAAGTCCGGCTATTCCCTCTTCAAGATGGAAGACCCGCAACCTGCCGACCCGAACAAGAAGCCCAACTCTGAATACTTCCTGCTAGACCCCAACAGAAAACTGGTTGGTAGAGGATACAGAAACAAGGATACCGCACTAGATGCTGCTGAAGAACACGCACAGGGTGCTACCCTGCCCCCCGAAACGGCTAACTCTATTGAGATTGCGTTGAAGGAGGCTGGCTGGAACCCCAAGGGCATCAACTTTGCTGGCAGAATCAGAAGCACATTCGTCTCTGCCGACGGACAGTGGAGAGCCGAAAGACAGTATGCTGGCGATGCCAAGGGCTATGACCTTATTGACGTTAAGTCCGGCATTGTCGTGGCCGAAGGCATCAAACTTGGTCTGAGGTCTGACAGAAAGACTCCGATGGTTGAAGACTTGAATGCAGCGGTTGAGGCTGCTGTTGCAGGTGGAACGGTCAAGTTAAAGATGAGCGAAGCATTCCAGGCCAAGATTAAAGAAACCAGAGGCCTGTCTGACTGGACTATCATCCATCAAGACGGCAAGAAAAAGCAGGTATTCTTTGCCAGTGGCAACCCTGTGTATTATGACGTGAGAAGAAGGTTTGCTGAAGTCCTTGGCTGGAAGAAGGTAAACGAAATCACCAAGGAAATGCGTAAGGCTCTTGGCGACGACGTTGTAGCCACAGACTCACAGGCGGTTATTAGATGGGTTGAGGACTGGACTCACAGTTGGCATTCCGACCAATTGAGACAGATGGCTGAAAGAGCGTCTTCCGATGCCAGACTTGAACTCGAGGATGTCAACAGAACCGAGAGAGAACTTTCCGCATTAAGACACGGAGAGCAACTCACTTGGACCAAGCCTGTTGAACCCAACAAGCCCAAGGCCGGTGCGAGCAGTAAGGATATTGAGAAGTTTAACAAGGCTATGGCTAAGTTTAACGAAGAGTCTATTGCTTGGACAAAGCATCAAAAGGCCGTTGATGAGATGCCATTGAGCGAAGGTGAAGTTAACTTCATGTTGGAATACTCGAAGAGTCTAAAGACCAGAACTGATGAGTTCTTGAGACTTGCAACCCTTGGTGGAGCATTGTCTAACAAGGGCTTTGCCGCTGCTAGAGCAGAAGGCCCGATTGATGCTTTGACACTCGCTAGAAATGCAATGGCTGATGCCAGAGTCGCTGGCGAGTCCATCTGGTATGTCGAGAACTCCGGGTATATCATTCAACAATTGATGTATAAGGCTGACAGACCTGCGTTCGGTATGGAGATTTCCCACAACAAACTTCTCGTCCTTGGCGACAAGAGGGCTGATGTCAAACAGGCTAACTACATCTTGTATGCTCCGGGTGGTCAAATCATCCTCCGTGCGAAGAGCAGAGAAGAGGCTGTCGAGGAAGCATACAAGAATAGTGAACCGCAGTGGCTTAAGAACTTCGTCACCAATAACCCTGAACTGAACCTAGGCTTCACTAACGAAGAGGCTATGAGGCTGAGAAGAAGTGCCGTCCCCAAGAACCAGAACCCTGTCCCGACCAGAGTTCCCGCCAACCGCTATGACAGGCCTGCACAACGATGAATGAGCATGACCAGTCAATGAAGGCAGTCATAGCGGACTTTAAGTCTGGCGGATGGGTTGTTATAATCCTTGGAGCAATTGGTGCCTTCGTTGGTCTGGTAATGAAGAACGAAAAGTATCACGTGTTTGTTTGGGGAAGAAAGGTGTTTGCCGGAGCCTGTGTGGGTGTTATAACATACTTCGCCCTCTACTACATTGACATACTGCCAATCTACAAAGGTATCCTTTATTCAATCTCTGGGGCTATTGCTCCTGAGTTGTTTGACTTTATCAGTAGTCGTGCTAAAAATATGTTCTCTAAATCAGAATAACATGGGACTCCTAGATTACCTATTTGGCGAAGATAAGCCTGTCAAGACTGCAACTCCTGGTCTTAAGACACCTGTGAATAAGTCACAGCCTGTTGAGACGCTTACCCCTAACATTACAATTCCTACTGCTACTCCAAACAATAGTCCTAACTATGTAAGTGCTGCCGAAGACATTGCGTTTGATAGATTGAAAAGACTGGAAACTTGGCACAAGAAGGGAATGAAGATTGGGGCAGAAACAGATTACACGGCCGGATGGGGTTCTAAACTTAAGCCAGACGCAACTGGTGAATATACAGTCAAGATTAAGGAAGGC